CTTACTACGGCTACGGAGCATTGGCGACCAAAGTAGGCGCTGGCGCTTACAGATTTATGGTTGCTTAGTAAATAGTTAAGAAGTGACGGCCAGTCCGCTCCCGAGCTGGCCGCTCACCCATTAGATCGAAAGGATAGGAAATGCCAAGCATCGTATTAGCTTCCGAGCTGAGAACTATTCTTGGCGTTTCCTCATCCCTGTATAACGATGCTTATTTAAACGACATCATCGACACAGCCGAGGGATTGATCCTTCCGATGTTAGTTAAGTATTCATCGCCAATCGGAGCAGCAGAATTGACCGACAATGTTGCCACTTTTGACACAGTAGGCGAACACAAATTTTCACTAGGCCAGTCGGTCGTAATCGCTGGAGTTAGCGCTACTTTTAACGGAACTAGGACAATCACAGATGTTGCAGATGATCTCCTATCCTTCACAGCCGCCATCACAGCTGCAGATGTTGAGCAATTTAATGTCATTCCTTCCGGCACAGCCACTCTCGTCGGCGCTGCTACTTATGTCGGAAACTCCAATGTCGAGTCTGCCATTCTTGCTACGGCAGTCGAAGTCTTCCAATCCCGGACGGCCGCCGGAGGCCAGATCGAGGGCATCGACCTAAGCGTTACCCCTTTCCGTTTAGGTCGCTCCCTCTTCAATCGAGTCTCTGGCCTTCTGGGGCCTTTTCTTGATGTCGAATCAATGGTGGGCTAATGCCAGCATCGACAATCTCGGATGATGTTCGCGGCGCAATCAAAACAGTTTTAGCGGGTGTAACTGCCAATGTCTATGACACAGTACCCGAAGCTCCAATCGTTCCAGCGGTTATGGTTATTCCTGATTCGCCTTATATGGAACTTGAGACAATCGGCCGGGCTAATGTTCGAGTTAAATTAAATTATACAATCAGCGCGGCAGTTGCTTACTTCAGTAATTCAGCATCTCTCGATAATCTCGAGAAGCTGGTAATTAGTATTCTTAGCGCTTTATCAGCGTCTAAGTACGAACTCTCGACAGTCGAACGGCCGTCGGTGGTTCAAGTCGGAACGACGAACCTTCTCGTCTCCGATATCCGCTTGAGCGTCCGCTACGAGCAAACCGCATAGGAGACCCAAATGCCAACAACAGTAATAACTGGGCGCGATGTAACTTTTACACTCGATGCTGCTGCTTACGACGCCCAGACAACAAGCGCAGTCCTAAGTTGCGAAACAATCATTGAGACTTACCAAACTCTCGATGGCCGCGCTTACAAGTCAGTAGATAAGCAATGGACATTCACAATCGAACTATTACAGGATTGGGGCGCAGCCTCATCCTTGTTCGAGGCAATGTGGGCTGATGCTGAGTCAGCACCTAACACCGCGCTTAATGTCAGCTTCACAGCTGTAACCGGCGCAGTATTCGCATTCACAGTCCTTCCAATTTTCCCAACCGCCGGTGGCGCAGCTCCCGGAGCTTTAACAGATACTTGGACGATGACTGTCATTGGAACACCAACAGAGACCTTCAGCTAAGAGATCGGAGCATCGGGAGTGAAGTTAAACATCACAATTAAATACAACAATGGCGAAGCGGAGACCTACCTAATCGGGCTACCCGAATGGGCTAAATGGGAACGCAAAACCGGGAAATCGCTTTACAATATGACCGACCTCAAGGCGTATCAACAGAACGATTTTCTTTTCTTAGCCCATTCCGCCTATGTACGAAGTCGAGCCGGTAAGCCAGTCAAGGCTTACGATGTTTGGGAGAACACAATCGACGAGCTTGTAATAGGAGATGAAGGAGACCCAAAAGTTACCCAACCGGAAGCGTCAATCGACTCTTAATTGAGATCGCAATCGCTACCGGGATTCCGCCTAGTGAATGGACGGACATCGAGCAAGTCTTAACGGCTTTAGAGATATTGGAGAAAAGGAACGATGGCAGAGGAAGGCATTAGTTATGACAAAGCCGAACTCCGATCCATTATCCGGGCTTTCAAAGCGATGGACGATGAAGCTGTCGAAGCTGCAAAAAAGGGTTCAAACGCTTTGGCAACTTTCGCAGCCGACCGAATCAAAGAAACCGCTTTTGGCCGTACAGTCGCAGCCTCAGCCGTTAGGCGGGTTGCCGAGGGTGTTCGCGTATCCAAATCATCCAAAGTCGGAGAACTCTCTTATGGCTTTGCATCTCAACGTTTTAGCGGAGGCGCTACTACACAAATCCTCTGGCCGGGTCTTGAATTTGGATCTAATCGTTATCGCCAGTTCCCCCGAAGAACTCCCTCAAAAGGTCGCGGAAATGCTGGCTACTTCATCTACCCGACACTTCGCGCGATTCAGCCTGAATTAGTGCGTCAATGGGAAGATTTATTCGCTGGCATTTTAAAGAAGTGGGATAACTAATGGCCGGATCAAGAACACTTAAACTTTCCATTCTTGCGGATGTCGATAACCTTACAAAGAATTTAAAATCCGGTGAGCAAGAAGTCTCCACCTTTGGAGACAAGTTAGGCGACTTTGGCAAGAAGGCAGCCGCAGCCTTTGCCGTCGCTGCTGCCGCCGCCGCAGCCTACGCCACTAAGTTAGCGGTCGATGGGGTTAAAGCTGCCATCGAAGATGAAGCGGCTCAAGCCCGGTTAGCCAAATCCTTAGAAAACACTACCGGGGCAACCAACGCACAAATCGCAGCAGTCGAAGCATCCATAACCTCAATGAGTTTAGCCTTTGGCGTTGCCGATGATGAATTACGCCCAGCCTTTGATCGATTAGCCCGAGCGACTGGCGACGTAGATACGGCAAATAAGGGGCTAAATTTAGCGCTAGATATAAGCGCCGCTACTGGTAAATCCGTTGAAGCGGTATCTAATGCGCTTGGAAAAGCCTATGAAGGTAACACCGCAGCTCTTGGGCGTTTGGGTGTGGGTCTATCGGCAGCCGAGATTAAATCTCTTGGCCTTGATGGAACGATGAATAAGTTAGCGGAAACTTTTGGCGGGGCAGCCAGTACCCAAGCCGACACATTAGAAGGCCGCATTGCCCGGGTCTCCGTTGCGTTTGATGAGACCAAAGAGGCAATTGGAACGGCTTTATTACCTATAGTCGAAAAACTATTGACCTTCGTCACCGAGACAGTGATTCCTAATTTCCAAAAGGTAGCTGATCTATTTTCTAGCGATGAGGAAGGCGGAATTGGAAAGCGCTTCAAAGATGTTGGAGGATACGTCGAAAGTTTCTTAACTCCGATTATCGATGGCGCTAGAAAAGCATTTGAGACAATAGGAGACGCTGTAAAAAGTCAAGCGCCGCGCTTTGAAAACATTTTAAAGATATTCAAAGATATATGGGCTTTTGCATCGACATATTTGATTCCAATTATTTCAACTGGTCTTGGTGAGGCTTTTAAAACTTTTGGAACAGTCGTTGCGACAGTAGTAAAAATAATAGTTCCCATCTTTGAAAGCATACTTACAGTATTAAAAACAGTTGTAAATGGAGTTATCACGGCTATCAATTTTGCCATTTCTGCATATAACAAAGTGGCAACAAAATTAGGCAAAGATCCAATAGCGCAAATTGACAAGGTAGGCGAAGGTGGATCGGGCGCTGGTGGTTCCGGAATGACTTTTGACAAAACGGGTTTTGCTTCCGCTTCGGGGTCAAAGGCTAAAGGCGCTGGCGATGCTGCTGATGTAATAGCCAACATCTCTACAAGCGTCGCAGCCGTCGCAGTAGGATCGGCAGCTGCCACAGCAGCTTCGGCGGGTAAGGCTGCTACGAAAGCGGCCGAAGAAAAAACTCTCATTGAACAAGTCGCTGAAGAAAATTTTTTAGAGCAACTTAAAACAGTCTTTGATGTGGCAGCGGTTCGCCGGGGTGAGGAAGCCGATCGAGTAATCATCAACGTCAATGCCCCATCCGTCATTGACCAAGAAGGCTTCTCAAGAGCGGTAGTCGATGCACTCAACGACAGCCAACGCCGCACCGGGGCTGGCTCAGGAGCTTTTCAGGCTGACTAATGACCCTATGGAATCCGACTTATCGAGTTAAGGTCAATGGCTCTACAGTTACAAATGTAACTTTGGCCGGAATGACAATCACTAGCGGTCGTAATTCCGTTTATGCTCAACCGCTGGCTGGTTATGCGAACATCACACTTTTAGAGACCTCACTCGCCGCCGTCCCTTATGAGATTAATGATGCGATTACGATAGAGGTTCAAGATAGTTCTGCCGCTTACGTCGCTTTATTCGGTGGCTTTATCACCGATTTACAAATTTCCGTTAGCACAGCCGGATCAACTGCCACAGTCCAAAATATAAACATAGTTGCAACCGGCGCATTAACTCGCTTAAATCGTTCGGTATTTACCGGCAACCTTGCCCACGACTTTGATGGCGATAT